AGTAGTGTACTCTCTCATTACTCACCAACAAACTCTATAAAAAAACAATAAAGATCATGGATCAAGCATCCATAGATCAATATGTAAGACGGATACAGACAGCCCCCAATGCTGAAATAGCATTAATGATTGATACAGATCTGTTTGAGGCAAGGCATGACTATTTTGGTAAGGAGCTATGTACAGCATTGGGAATTGCATATCGGAATGATGTGCCTGGCGACGAGATAATTATGGCAAGCATTCCAGAGATAAATCCAGACTCAATAAGAATTAAATGCACTCCTGACAATTATGTAATAAGAGATGGGGTAACTTTCATAATCGACTACAAAGTCATAGTAAATGATGAAACCATGACAAATACATATGAGAAGTATACAAGTATGTTTGAGCCATATTTTAGTGAGTTTGGAAGGCAATTCGAGGTGGTTGTAATTGCGTGCAACCCTTACACGTATGTACTAAAGCATACGGGGGTTCTTTTTGAGAATTTCTTTGAAATACAAAATTTGGACTTGAATTTTGATTGGTTTTTTATGCTGAAAGACATGTTATATGAAAGATTTAAAGATGACGAGACTTTCATTGCAAATTCAGGACCTGGAGAATTTTCAATGACTGCACCCTGGTATAATTTGAAGCCAGAACTGTATAATGATAATGAATATAGGAACTTTCTGTCAACACTTCCTTACAGAGAAAGAGAACTATTTGAACATGCAATGGACTATGACCCATTCAAGGCAGATAAGTGGTCAGATTTTTTGATCCAAACTAAAGATAAGTACAAAGATGAATATAACAGGTATATAAAAGAATGTGCTCGAGATATATTTTCAATAGGCAAATCCTTGGAAAAACCAAGCCATGACGAAATAAATCAAGGCTGGTCTCAGATGTATGAGCGAGTTAAAGAAGAAAGGACTATGATAAGTGATCCCACTAAGCAAAAGCCAAGTATACACTGTTTGTGGTCCATGCCAATTAACAAAAACCCAAACGATCAAATCTCTAAGATAACCTTTTTCTCAAAAAAGTTGCAAAGAATAAGAGGGAATGATCAGTTTTCAGAAGTTTTCAGACGCATTGGTGAAAACTTTGATATATCAGAGGACACAGAAAGGTATGAAAAATTTTGTACACTTGTAAAGAATGAGTCAAGATTGGAAGAAAGACAAAGAGAATCAAAAAAAGTTGAACCAATAAATATTGGGACTTCTAAAGTATTGTGGGAACAGCAATTTAAATTAGATCTGGATCCGATTGAAAAAAGAAAACAATCAATCTTCAAAAAGGACTTTATGGGGATTGGCAAAGGTAAGAGATTTGCGATTAGGACAGAAAAGGATGTGGATACAGATAAACCAAAAATGTTAGATTTTGAGGATCAGAATGTTGTGCTAGCAGCTCAGGAGATGATGGAAAACACAAAAGGGCTACTTTCTCGGAGAAATATGAGAGCAAAGGTAGGTTGTTTCCTAGATGAGTACAAACAATATATTGAGAACTGTTCAAAGGATACTTGGCAAACCGTTGACAGAATTGCAAGTACAAATTATTGGTCAATGGTAAATGACTACTCAATATTAATGAGAAACATCTTAAGTTCTTCTCAGTACAACAAACATAACACATTCAGAGTTTGCTTTTGTGCAAACAATTCTATAATGGCTATAGTGTTACCAAGCTCTGATATAAAAACAAAACAAGCCACAACTTGCTTCATCACATTGGCATTTCATCAAGATCGCGATGACATATTCAATCCAGGATGCATCTATAAGACTTTTGAAACAACGGGAGGTTTCCTGACCATCAGCAGGCCAGTTAGACTAGACAAAGAAAGATGTCAAAGAGTTGTGACAGCACCTGGATTATTCCTAGAAAGCTGTATTTTAATGTATAACAACAACCCAACTATAAAATTGAAAGATGTTATGAACTTTTGCTTATTCACATCGTTATCTATAACGAAGCCATTGCTTACATTGACAGAGCCTTCAAGGTATATGATTATGAACTCATTGGCAGTTACAAGTTCTGTAAAGGGATACATTGGAGAAAAGTTCAATCCTATGACAAAAACACTCTTTTCTGTATATATGGCAAAGCTAATCAAGAGTGGATGTTCTGATGCATTCAATCAAAAAGATCTGATTCAGCCCAGGAGGGTTGCACTTGACGATTACGATATAACACAAAAAGGGGTTGAAGACGTAAGAAATTTCAAGTCAATCTGGTTCCCAGGAAAGGTTTCATTAAAAGAATATATAAACCAAATATACTTGCCGTTCTACTTCAATGCAAAAGGGCTTCATGAAAAGCATCATGTCATGATAGACCTTGCAAAAACAGTACTAGAAATTGAGAGCGATCAAAGAAGGGACGATCTATTTCCTTGGTCAGACATCCCCAAGCCACAAAGTGTAAATTTGCCAGTACTCATATATGGGACAGCAAGGCAGCTCCATTTGGATACACAGAGGAAAGCCCACCTTCGAATGAAAATAGAAAACAGGAATAACTTTAAAAGGAAGATGTTCACAATTTCCACTTTAACAAGCTCAAAGTCCTGTATTGAAAGAGGAGACTTTAAGGCAGAAAAATCACATGGCTTAAAAAGAAATCATAATATAGCAAACCCTTTATTCGAAGAGGAATTTGAAGAAAATATAAAAGTGGAAAAGTCAAACTATTTGGATCTGATATCAAAAATACCAAATTATATAGATATAAGATCTACAAAGGTTTTCGATGTGCTATATAAAAAGTCTCGCGATTCTGAAATTGGAGATGATGAAGCAATAACTTATATGATGGAAAGTATGATGAATAAAGAGGAGTATGTGTTTTCTTTCTTTAATAAGGGCCAGAAGACTGCAAAAGATAGAGAGATATTTGTGGGAGAATATGAGGCAAAGATGTCCTTGTATGTTATAGAAAGGATAATGAAAGAACTATGTAAGAGTAACCCTGAAGAAATGATATCAGAACCGGGAGATGGAAAATTGAAGGTTTTAGAAACTATGGCAAATCAAGAAATAAGATCAATAATATCTATTTCAAAGAGAAACAAAGGCGATGGTAATGTCGAAAACAAAAGGCCTTTGAAGATAGATATAAATGCTGACATGTCCAAATGGAGTGCCCAAGATGTTACATACAAATATTTCTGGTTAATTGCCTTAAATCCAATACTTTATCCTGAAGAAAAATCATGCATAATAAAATTTTTGTGCAGGTATATGAATAAAAAGCTTATCCTCCCTGATTCAATGATAAGTTCAATTTTTGATCAGTTCAAATACTACGAGCATGATATAATCAGGGACATGACAAATGATTATAGGCAGAACTGGGTTCAGATAAGAAACAATTGGTTCCAAGGCAATTTGAACTATACATCGTCATATATACATACAGTCTCAATGAGTGCCTACAAAGATATAATCAAGACCGGTCTCGAATTGTTAGAAGGTGATGCAATAGTCTCTAGCTTGGTTCACTCCGATGATAATCATACGTCTATAATAGTCAACCAAGGCAAACTGGAAAATGATGATATTGTAAGATTTTGTTATGATTCATTCGTTAGAGTTTGTTTAACGCATGGAAATCAAGTGAATAAGAAGAAGACATATGTCACCAATGGCTTAAAAGAGTTTGTCTCCTTGTTTAACATCTTCGGGGAACCTTTTTCTGTATATGGTCGGTTTTTGCTAACTTCTGTTGGAGATTGTGCATACCTTGGCCCATATGAAGATTTGAGCTCTCGCATTTCAAGTGTACAAACAGCAATTAAGCATGGGTGCCCACCATCGTATGCTTGGGTAGCAGTGGCAATGTCTCAATGGTTGAGTTATTCAACATATAACATGCTGCCAGGACAATACAATGATCCTTGCGAAGCATTGATGATTGAGGATAGGTTCAGCATACCAATTGAGCTTGGAGGCCTTATAGGATGTCCCCTACACATCTTAGTGCTTCTTGGATTAGATTCCATAAATGTTTATAACCTATATAAGATTGTCAAATCTATATCACCGATTGGTCTCAGGGGGAACAGAATAGAAGAGTTGATGCTATCGAGTGATGGTTGGATTTTAACAAATATAACAAGGGAGCAGGAAATGCAACTAAAAGTATTGAGATACATAACTCTTGGTGTTGAAATAGACTCAGCATCCAAGATGGGTGAGACATCAGATATGCGAAATAGATCAGTCTTAACGCCAAGAAAGTTCACAACAAGGAGATCATTAATAAGATTGGAGAGTTATAAAGATTATTCCAAAATACTTCAAAGCCAGCAGGACTACGATGCTAATTTGCAATATATGCTAAACCATCCTGAACTACTTGTCACAAAAGGAGAATGCTCAGAAGATTATAATAATACTGTGCTATTCAGATACAACTCAAAGAGATTCAAAGAAAGTCTCTCTATCCAGAACCCATCTCAATTATTTATAGAGCAGGTTCTATTTTCAAAAAAGCCCACAATAGATTATACAAGGATTTCTGATAAATTCACACCTGGCTTGGAGAGAGATGATGGTCAGATAATTGGTAAAAAAACCATAAAACAAGCGCTAGAGGCAATCAGGAGTGATTTAAATCTATATACATTGAGTGTAAAAGATATAGAGACTGTATTTCACTGTATAGTAGTAAATGATCCGTTAGCAGTGACAGCAATGAATACAGAAATTCTTCATGTCTTAACTGAAAAGAAACCCCGAAATGGATTAACATGTAGCACAATGCCTGAATTTAGAAATATAAAGCTGATCAATTACAGTCCCGCAGTTGTTATAAGAGCTTTAGTCAAGCCAGGCTTCTGCCCACCAACTGCTGATCCACAATTGCTTGAAAGAGATATTTGGTTCTTGTCTGAATTCATAAAAGAGACAGGTATAAAAGAGAGGGCAGAAGAACATATTCGTCTAAACGAACTTGCAAAAGGTTCAAAGGACATGAGCTTTGAAATTCAAGAGTGGACCCGTTTTTATCAATCGTGCTATAGCTATATAAAAGCAACCGAACATAAAGTAAAAATGTTTATAATACCAAATAAAGCAGTTACAGCAACTCAATTCTGCCAAGCCATTATCGGAAACTTAAGAAAAGATGATTCATATTTTGGTTGTTATTTCCAAAAAAACGCAATAGGATATAATCAAAAGGGAGCAATTTCAAAGACATTTGATTTAATAACTTATACTGCAGATGAATGTTTTAGACTATTATGTCATTTTACCGACCAAGTTGTTAGTCCTGATCATAGGCTGGTTTTTGTCAATAAAATTATTAATACATATAAGTTTAGAGGGAGCCCAGTATCTTATCTACTAGAAAAGATATTAAACTCTACAAAAAGGACTGGATTTTTACCACTCTTACTTAGGCTAGGTGAAATTACAGAAAATGACCTTCTTCAGTTTCATGCAGAGATGAGCCAGAGAAATGTAACTTGGAATAACTGGCAGATTAGTCGAGCTTTAAATACAGGGCCAGTAGACTTGAACTTGACTACATCATCTTCAAAATTGATAATACGTGGGCAGGATTCAAAACTTGATTATGCAAGGCTAACACTGCAAAGAATAACCATATCTAGTATCAGATCATCAGGTCGGAACTTACTATCTGCAAAACATGGGTTGCCAATAGAAATGTTTGAACAATGTGAAATCTTTGAAAGGAGTTGGTACATATGCTCACAAAGAAGAAATAATAAAAGAGTTTTTTACGATATTAAGCGAGGGTTTGATATAAAAAATGAAAACGATTTGATGATCAACAATCAAAGGAGATCCCAAATGATAATACCACATTGCGAGGTCGAAATTGTTGAAGATATAGTGGATCAAAGTCTAGATTTCCAATCTGTGATAGATCTAAATTACAATGAAAGTTCATTCTCAAAGATTGCAATTTCAGAAAGTGTTTATGCGACTACAAGGAAGATTGATTTAACAAAAATGCAAGACTTTGAAGGACCAGATATAATATCAAACAAAATAGATATAAGCAAACTCATGAAATCATCTACACTGCTTTCCTGTAATTATGACAAGGTGGTTGCATCAAGCCTAATAGAATTATCTTCGATAATGGATTGCAGTGGTATAAACACAGAAATGAGTTTTGACTTTCTTAATGATGAACCCATGGAAGCAGATGAGTTTGAAAGCATAGAGGCGACTCCAAACATGCTAATACAATATGGGAAGAAGGGGCAATCCTACATGACATTACAGAATGCATTTCATGAGATAATTAAGGTAAAAGCGGAATCGTTTAAAAGAACATACACATTTGCTGGTGGAGAATTCTTTAGTAAAGAAAATATGGCTATATGGACAAACTTGATTTCTCTTTTTAAGACTTTGGAGATTGAAGGGGAGTGCACCCAGATTTTGCAAACAATCCATCTAATATTAGCATATTATGGATTTGACTCTATGTTCCACCTCGCTGAGATAAGCCCAGAATTCATGAATGGGGAGCAAATAAATTATAAACATATGAGTATATTACTGAACTCATTGAAATGTAATGGGGAGAATCTCTGGAGTTATCTATTCAATAAGGCATCCATTGTGGTTGGCCAGGAACTTAGGAAAAGAGAAATGAGTGAATCAGTCGATATAAATAGTATAATCCAAAGTATAAGTAGGAGGCTTCCAAATATGTCAGAGTTCAACTTCCAATCAGACTAAATCGAAAGGATGAAGAGAGAAAAAGGAGATAAGCGCAAAACAAGACAACTCTAGATCAAGAGGTGGATCCTCTAAAGAAACAGGTAGGTTAATGTATGATAAAGTGGTTTTATAATGAGAGAGCACACTACT